TGGAAGAGCGCATCGTTTTTAGCAAGCGCAAGAGTCTGCTTGCCCGTAGTTTTACTTGTCTTGTGTGGTACCGCACATCCCAACGAAGCCAGCAAATCCGCGAATTTAGGGTTACTCGATAACGTCGCATCGTCCACCCCAAGTCTCTCCAATAACGCCTCACGGCTTATCCTTTCATCTTCAATTTCTAATGCCAACATTTCCCGATCCAATACCAGCATCGGGCGCGTGTACATCTTCAGGGTCATATCAATCAGGCGTAGCTCACTCGGTGGGTAGCCATCGCCCAGCCGTTTGAATACTTCTTCGCACAGAAACACATCGTGCTTGCAGTAGTCAGCCAACTCCATCTCGGTGTCCCACGTCAGTTCCTCCAGCCCATCCGTGCTATGCACAGCCTTGCCCTTGGGTGGTAGCTCGAAGTCTTCTGCCAGCTTCATCAAACTGTTGCCAACCTCCACGCCACGTAGTGCGCGGGCCATAGACAGCGTATCGAAGATAAAGGCAGGCTCTGCCCCATAAATCCAAGACAGAATGGAAACATCGAACTGTGCGTTGTGTGCAAGCACCGCCGTGCGACTCCAGTCAATGGTGCCGAACCAGCGAACCAGTTCAGAACCACGTACCCATGTCGCCGGACCGTCCTCATCGAAGTACTTTATGCACGCGCCGAAAGCCTTGAACCGGGGGTCTCGTATGTACTCCTCGGTTGTCATCTTCGACAGCGTGTATTCCTTGCTCGACCATCGAGTCTCGAAGTCGATTGCAAGTATGCGGTCGTAGGGTTTACTCAATTAAATTTCTCCTTGGGTGGTGCGTCTTTTGTATTTACAAACTCAAACCACTGCGTTGTTGCCATTGATATTTGATATGCCTCCATGTCATCACAGTTAATTGCAATAGTGTCTACCCGACCTGATGGGTTGTCGATAATAACCAAGCCCTTGACCCCATCTCGAACGTAACAGTACGACAGCGCATCGATCACTTGCTTGAAGTGTTCTCTGTCATCTTCGTCCATCGAGTCCACGCGTTTGGCAAATCCGCTCGGATCAAACATGTCAGTTCCTCTTGAAGTTGATCGAGGTTATGTTCGTTGGCCACGAACGCATAGCCGCCAGCGTTTTGAATACTCTCGATCTCACGATCTTGTAGCGCGGTAGTGGTGTTCTTACCTGCCTTGCATTCAATCGCAATAAACCTGCCGAGGACGCACCCAATAACATCCGGGATGCCTGCCCGACCGTAGCCATTCGCTGCTGGAAAGAAGTAGTAGATTTGTAAGTCATCCAATATTCTCCTCACTTGTTTCTTGACTTTCGCTTCCGGTGTCATGTTGTTCCCGTCTGATTGCTTCGATGGCTTCCAGTTCTTCTGCCGACATGTAACTCTCGATAGTGTAGAACCGCTCGTCACAAGCCATGCACTTTCTTTTGCGGACTACGTGATCCCCAATGTGGCGGGAGTCGTAGATGTTTAGTTTGCTGCTCTGACATTCCGGACAGTTCATGCGGCCTCTCTTGCTTTCATCATTGCGTCTGCTATTTTGTATGCGGCAATAGGCACCAACAGCACTTGCGCTTCTTGGCCTTTCTGCATTCCTGACAGAAGGACTTGCATAGCCTTCGCCGCAAAGTAATCGCGCAGGTCCATGCCCTTCTCGCCGGTCACGTTTGAAAATGCTTTCATGTGTTCTTCTCTCTGATGTAGGCTTTCAAGATCAACGGTGTCTTTGGGTCAACAGGAACTAAACCCATGTGCGGGTGAATCCATTCCTTAAATTCAATCTCAACTTCACGTTGCTCCGCTGCTATCGCTGCATTCACCAGCTTTAGTACCTCTTCATCACAATCCATTAACCGTTTAAACGCCACAAGGTTTAGCTCAAGTTTGTGGAATAGCTTGTTGTATTCATCCCGTGTCATGGCGCACCCCTCTCGCGGATAGCAAACGCGCAACTTACCCAAGACGCATCGACTCGTTCACCTTCAGCCTCACACATCTTCGCACACGCCTCGCGCTCCGCTGCTGCGACTAGGTTGGCAAATAATTCCCAACGGTTCCCTTCAACCCAATTGGCTCCGCCGCCTTCGTGTACACCAGCTTCCTCCGCTATGCGGATAATGTCATCTCTGTTCATAGTTTCTCCTTGTATCAGCCTTCTGGCTCTTGTATATGCTCTCTGACTTGCGCTCCATGCAGGCTCGGCAAACCCAACGTGGAACACCGCGTGTGACCCTGCGCTCACCACCTTCTAATGCACGCATTGCTTGGCAGCTTGTGCAAAACTTGGTGTCGTTCATCGCAGCTTCTCCCTGATTTTCTCAATGCTCCAGCCTGTCGTGTCGTACACGCGCAGTATGGTGTCGCCTGTTACGGATAGTGTGCGGTGACGTAGTTTGGACACCATCGACGGTGCGACCTTCATGAACCGTGCAAGGTCTGCGTCGTTCTTTAAGTTGAACTCCTTGATGATGGCATCAAGGAGTGGGTGGGTTTCTTGTAGTGCCTTTACCATCTTGCTTCTCCATGTGTATCGGTTGTTGGTTGTTCGACTTTGTCTTTCGGTTTGACGACCAGCTTCCACCCCGGCTGTAAAAACTTAACCGCAGTGTGCTGGTCCCAAAACTTGCGAAAGAGTCTACCGAATTCATCGTAGACCCAATACCTCATGCGTCCTCCTTTTCTTCTGGAAACTCCAGATAGTCAACGGTTTCTCGCAATTGATCTGCTCTGGACGGGTCTCGTAGTTTACGCAAAGCTTTGGCTTCGATTTGTCGAATACGTTCTCTAGATACGCCAAATATCTGGCCAACTTCTTCGTACGTATGATCTGGACAGTCAAAACCAAACCGTAGTTGTATAACTTTAGTTTCTCTCGGTGTTAAGGTATCAACTAACTCGTGCAGCTTGTGTATTCCCTGCACATCAAGTAACAACTTCTCCGGGTTACCGTTTCCATCTGAAGGAAGCAGCAACTGCTCAACATCGTCGGCAGTCATGTCCACTTCAGCGGTGTTGGTTTCCAGCGGTATAAGTTGATCAACAGAGAAAAGTTCAAGCGGCGTTTTATTAGTGAATTCACACAGCTTTAACACGATTGGTCGGATGTTTCCATCTTTATCAATAGGCGATGCTTTTAAGTTAGACAGCGCCAACAGACTCATGTAAGAAATACCTAACTTATCTGCCAGCTTTTGTCCTACTGTTTCACCAACCTCTGCAAGCGCGTTAAGTAGCCGTGCGTTTCGTACCTTGATTGTTACCCGATAGTCTTTGACGGAGTCATTCATACCTCACCCAGCATCGTCTTTAACTTCTTGTACAGGGCTATGGCTTGAGTGAACGACAGCGTTGAGAGAAGCTGGTCGATGTTGTCAGGTAGTATGGGCGCGGCTTGCGGCTTGGCTGGTGGTGTAGGCTGTATATTCACAGGCTTGGCTTTGTGCGCTTCGCGTAATGCCTTTCTTGCTGCACGCTCTGCGGTTGCTTTTTCTTTGTCGGCCTTTGCCTTGGCGGCTTTCAGTTCTTTCACTTTGATCGGCGTGTACTCAGGCTGCGTTACCCACATCTGACCTCGTTCGTTCTTGCGTATCTGTCCCACGCGTGTGAGTTGTGCAAGCAACGAGGTTACTGAGGTGGCCTTGTGCCCTTGGTTCTCTCCGATCTTGACGATGGTCTTTATGTCGCAGCCGGGGTTGGCTTTGACGAGGTTGAATGTAGAGCGACTGACGTTGTTTGAGATACCGAATAAGTGCTTAGGCTTGCTCTCATCCTTAGACCAGTCGTTGATGGTTTTCTTCAGTTCAGTTGTTTGCGTTTGCATGTTGTTCTCCTTAGTTGTATTGATTGCTTTTTGTAGTGCAGTTGCTAGGTCTGGCATGATGTTTCTCCTTTATCGAACGAGTGCCATGATTACGAGGTAGCCAACGAAGCCCATGACGAAATACATCAAGTACTTAATATCGAAATGGAACTGCGGCATGAAGTTGGTTTTGTCACCTAGCAGCAAGCTCTGCAACATTAAATCTTCGTCGCTTTGCCTCTGACGTGGTGGCTTGTAGTACACGCCGATCTTGATCTTGCCTGTGTGATACGGCGGTGGTTGCACGATGTCGTGCGTTAGTTTTGGTGGCTGTGTTGTAGTAATTACATGCCTATTTCGCATTGCTTTTTTGTGCATCATGATTCCTTTCGGCTGGTTAAAAGTCAAACTTAGATACTACCTGTAGATTTGTCAAGCTTATTTGTCTCCTCTTTAAGTTTGTAATCGTGAAACACAACGCCCAGCGACGCGTCTCCACGCTGGTGTGCCTTGCGCCAGTACCGCTTGCCATTACGGTTGACCCAGTGCCCGCGCACATCGTGCAGTCGTGGGCTTGCGTGTGTACCGCCTTGGTCTGGCAGCTTCTGGCGTGGCGGTTCAATCAGTACCGTGTGCCAATCAAACAACGGCTTCTTACCCTGACGTATACGCTTGGCGTTGTTGGTCTTGGGTGTCGCTGTGTACATTTTGTACTGCACATTGGGCTGGTGTATCTCCTCTAAAAATAAAGCCAAAATCAGAGCGCCTACTTTCGATGCTTCTACTACGAATTGGCTTTGCGCATCTTTAGGGTTTACGAAAGATATTTGCAGCCCTGCATCAGTACCAAACATTTGCGGACGTAACCAGAAGCCGGGGACGTACTGTTTTGGGCGCGTACTGTTTCTACGAAAAATGGCAGAATTCAAGAGCAACGCGCCTTCGTACTCACTCCCAGTAGCGCCTTTATTTACAAGCACCGCATACGGAACCCCATCCAAATCAACACCGGCTATACCGAAGTTATCAAACGGCACAGGTTGCGACAACAAAGCGGCCACCTCATCATGGCCAAAATCTTTGTTCTCTTTCATGTTTCCTATATCAAACCACTTATAGTCCGCTGCCTTGTCTGGATGCAGCATCACAGCGATTTGTACGTTTGGTGTCATAGCTTCTCCTTTCAAAAAAGGGGTCAAGCCGACCCCATTTGGTTTTAGGCAACGTGCAGGTCATCGAACAGCATGCACAGCACAAGGTCAATATCCTCGCCCGCTTCGAGTGCTTCGTACGCCTCATCGAGTAAGCGCGGGTCAAGCTGTTTGAAGTTCATATGCTTCATGGCTAACTCGGCATCGTCGGGGTACACCGATGCTGCAATCGCCCGCGCCAAGTTATCTGTGAACCCATGCTGCGCATCGAGCACGGCATCGATGGCATCCTCACGCCGAGCGAACTGCTCGAACCGAATGTCGTCGTACTCGAAGTCGTACTTGGCTAGATTGCTTGCGCTGTGCGTGTACGTCTGGTAGTTAGTCCACCAGCCGCCCTTTGTGTCAGCGTAAAGGTCTTCCACCACCGAGGGGTCACGCTCCACCGGCAGCGCGTCCCACGCAACGGAAAGAACCGCAGCAGAAAGATGTTGATAGTAGTTGAGGTCAAGGCTCTCGGCCTGCGTGTGCTCACGGTCATAGCCAACAGAGATGTTGGTGCATTCGGGGATGATGTCAGTAAACTCAGCGGTGTCGGTGTACACGCCGGTGTCATCGTTCAACATCATCAACTGATCAGACCCCGCCATCAACGCGTCAGCCAGCGCATCACCAAACGCATCGGAACAGCAGCGACCCCAGCCCTGATGGGTGATGACGGAGTCAATACCCCGACGATCAAACGCAATGGCACGATCAAACTCACCCAGCAAGTCAGGCATCTTCTCAGCCAGATATCGCGCACCCACACCGCCTCGCTCCTCGCCCTGCGTAAACACGTAGTAGCCCGGCACGTTGTGGTGAATCATGTGAAACAGTATTGCTACCCCTGCGCCATCGTCCGCACCCAATACGTCCCCCTTGGCGTGCCAATGGGTCTGGGTCTTCTTGATCTTGTTCTTACCTTCGTTGCGGTGGACGGTGTCTACGTGTGCGACGAACAGGGTTTTGTGTGAGTCAAGCGATCGGTTGTCCACGTGCAGGTTGCCAGCACCGTCATAGAACGCGGTTTTGTTAAGCTCGAACGGTAGCTGCTCACGCAGCCATGCCGTGATTCGCTTGTTGGTCTCTGACCCATGTGGGCGCTTGGTTGAAAGAAGTTTGTTCAGTACTTTGAACTGAATGGTGTTTTGCTTCGTCATGATGATTCTCCTTGATGGTTAGATTGTTACAAACGCAGACAGGTCTGCGTCGAGGTTGGCTTCAAA